ATTGGGCCCACGTCGGAGACGCCAGCCGCCTCCACAACGCCCTGCGCGAAATCGCCACCACCTGCAACCTGATCTGAAAGGCCAACGCCATGAACGAGCACGACATCAAACAAGCCCAGGCCGCAGCTGGAGCACTCCTCGCCCTGGCCGAGTGCATCCGCAATCTCGGCAGCGTTCCCAGCGGACACCTCTATGCCCGGCTCATGGATTACATGAGCCTCGAAACCTATCAAAAGCTTATCGGCATTCTTGTGCAGGCCGGAATGGTCCGTCAGCACCCCTCCCACCTTCTTGAATGGATCGGCCCACGTGGGTCGGTCGTCAAGCCAACCCAAACCCGAAAGGAAACTCCCCAATGAACACCGTAACGATCCCCCAAAACGCCACCACCCAATCCATCCTCCAAAGCCTCAAGCCGCCACGCGGGGCGACGCATTTCCGTTACACCGAAGGGCGTCGCAAGCCGGTCATCGATTCGATCAAAAACATCAACATTCTGGCGGGCTGCACCGGCAAGTTGGAGTTCGGCAAAGTCACTTTCGAGGGCCGGGGACGCCACGCCAAGATTAAGGAATTTACCCCGATGGCGCAGACGCCCGAGGCCACCAACCAACAGGTCAAGGCCATCGAAGCCACCCGCCCCGCCGAGGTGATCGAAGGGGAAGCGTCACCCGCGCCGAAGAACGGCCACGCTCGGAAAAACAAAATCTTCGGGTTCTCGGCCTGCGCGGTTGCCAAGGCTCTCGGAGCGGCAGGCGTCAAATACCCGGAAGCCGATCGGATTTTCCGAGCGCACGGAATCGAGATGCCCAAGGCGAGCCTTTCGGTGCAGCTCGGATTTGGGCGCAGACCCGAAACCTGGGAGCGACATGGCAAACCCGCCGAATTGAGCGCCGAGCAGATCAACGCACTCCGACAAGAAGTCCAGCCGTGAAAGCCGATGGCGATTGCTATCCCGCCGCGGCCAGCTTCCTCCTCTCACTTGGGAGGAATACCGATGCCCGCCTCGTCCACGGGGTGGTGAGCGGGCAGGGCAAGCTGGCAGGCGTCCGCTTCGGCCATGCTTGGGTCGAGATCAACGAATGGGTGATCGATCCAAGCAATGGAAAGAAGCTCTGCATGGCACGGGATCGGTATTACCAACTCGGGAAAATCGATCCTTCGCAGTCCCGCAGCTATTCTTACCAAGAGGTGCTGCGGGCGACTGTGCAATCCGGTCACTACGGTCCGTGGGAATCCCCAAGAATCTCGGTCCCGATCAGCTACGCCTCCTGAAGATGGGGCTCCATTCTTCAACGAGTCCCTGGTGATTGGCTCGGCTCGTCCACTTCGGTCCCCTCCGTCCGAGACTCTCTTCCCACCAGTTTGAGCATCAGCGCCCCGCAGGTCTGCATGGTTTCGCAGTCAAGGTAGTGGTTCGGGCGATTTCCGATCTGTTCCCAAATCCACCGGGTTCCTTTTTTGACGCGGTGCTCGGCTTCCAAATGCGCGAGGTATTCTTCCGGCACGTCATCGGGGACTTCCCAAGTGGGCCCAAGGGACGGGTCTTGGTTGCGACGAAGACGGGCCAAGCAATCTTTGACGTTGAGGTTGGAGAACCGATGGACGAAACACCCGCGATTTCGTCCCACCGCCACGCGGTTCCGGGGACTGTAGAACCGCTCCACCTTACGTCCCCCGGCGGCCTTGTGGACAAAGGTGGCGCGAGGGTCGCCAATCAGCGCGGTCCAGCCACGGTGCGAGCACTGCCGGTAAACCTCAAAGCTGTTGTAGTTGGCATCGATGAAGACCAAACTCTGGTGGATGGAGAACCGCTCTTGGAGTTGATCGATATCCTCCCACGTCCCGATTCGCTCGCACCACAGAAGCCGGGACGATCCTTGCGGCGTCCACGACCGCACGACCGCATAGAAGTGATCCATCTGCACATCGACCGTCAAAAAGCGCAAAGGGATGATGCTGCCTGATTGCGGCAATGGCTGCGCGATGACATTGCCCCGTTGGTCCACCCCGCCCTCTTCGTCCCACGGCTCGCCCATGCGGTAACCGCTCTTGGTGATCTCGATCTTGAAATCCTCGACGTATTCGCGCCAGGGGAGCGCGAGCCTTTTCTGATAGAATTGCTGGAGAAGTGTCGTGTCCCCCCGACGGGCGGCGATCTTTGCCCGCAGGTATAGCTCGGCCAGCTTGCCCCAAGACATGGTGGCAAGCGCGTTCCAGTGGAATCCCACGTTTTCCTTGGCCGCGTTCGGGTTCTGCGGGACAAACTTGCCGGTCGCGTTGAGCCGACGCCGTGTTTCGTCGGTGTCCGGCAGATAGGTATTGCATGCTTCGCAGCGCAGCGAAGTCGATTGATGGACCCGCGAGAAGTCATACTGCTCGTTCTCGTCCTTGCAGTCCTTCGACCACTCGATGTTCTCCCATTTGAACGGTTGCCGGTGCCCGCAATGCGGACAAGCAAACGTCCACTCGCGCATGTCGGTGGTCTCAAATTTGCGGTGGGTGTCGTCGTCCTCCACGCCGCCCTGGGAAGTGAAGATGCATTTGCCCAGCCACCCGAACGCCGTCACCCGCGCCTCGGCTTCCGCCATGTGGCCGGTTGGCCACTGCCAAGTCTCATCGCCAAATAGCCAGCGGATCGACCGACGCTGGAGGTTGGTGCGATTGTGGGCTCCCGCAATCCAAAGCGTCATCCCGTTGGCGAAGTGGATGGTCGTGTTGCGCTTTTGGTGCCGATTGGCGGGATAGAGGGCCCGCACCGGCTCGCAAACATCGAAGAGCTTCTGGAGGCGCGATTCACTTTGGTCCTTGGCGTCCTCGTCGGTTTCGTTAAGCCAGAGTGTCGGCCCGGGCATGTTGGCAATCACGTAGGCCAGTGCGATTTCGGAAACCGTGGTCTTGCTGGCTTGGACGGCCGCGATGATCGAAACCAGCCGCACCCGTGGGTCGGTAATGGCCTCAAAGATCTCTTTGATCTGGGGGGAGTTCTCAATCCGGAAGGCTCCCGGATTGGGGGAATAGGGAATGGCTCGGATGTGTTCTTCGGCCCACTGCCAGATCGGACGTCGATCCGGAGGAGCGCAAATCCGGGACCACATCTCGTCGTAAAAACTCATGCCGCAACCGCCGCCTCCTTCAGCACAGCGTCGAGTGTCGATTGGTTAAGCTGCTGGATCGAGACGGCGTCCCGTCCCACGCACAATGGCGGAAGTTCCAGAGTGAGTTTGGCGTAGAGGAGGTTTTTGAGGACGGCCATCCGTCGGCTCCACTCTCCTTCCACCTCGGATTTCAGAAGGTATTGTCCCTTCTTGAGCGCCACCTTGAGTTCCCGGTCCTCGATTTCCGCTAGCAGCTTGCGCGCTTTGAGAACCTCGGCATCCGGTGAAAGACCGGCCTTGAGGTCATGCACGCGGATAAATTCCCGCCAGGCCACCACATCATGTGTGCCATTGGCCGTGGGCTTAGGCGCGTCCTTGCGCTTCTTCCACGAGTAAATGGTCTGGCGACTGACCCCCAACACCCGCGCAAGTTCGGTTAGGTCCTTCGCCTGCGTGACCGTATCGTGACTTCCCGCCGCCCGCGCTTTGATCACCGCGAGCTCGGTCGCGTTGAGCGTTTTGCCTGCCCCGACCTTCTTGACCACGTTCTTCCAGTTGGCGTCCAGGACGCGAGACGCCATTTCTGGAGTGATGTTTGCTCCATCGGCCATGTGGCAAGCAACGTGTCAAGTTGACGCGACCCGCGACAGGATCAAAAGGGGGCCATTGCCCGGCTCAAACCAAGGAAATCAAAGGCAAAAGCGTATGATCCCACGGGGCCGTTCTCTTGCAAAAGTGTCAAGCGCGAAAAATCAAATCTCATTCAAACTCAACGGTGGTTGGGCCAACCCCGATCTGAAGGCTGGCCACGGAAGCCTGCTGAGTTGTATTTTATTGGAAATCAATATGTTACACATCTTGCATTGCACCCACATCCCTAACGATTATGGAGTCCAAGCAGGCTATCACGGAGAGCCAAGAGGATCGGGACCACTTCATAACCGCGCATAGAGTTCCGCAAACCACCTAAGTTCATTTTTGAGAACGCGCCGGGATTCGGTGGGCCATTGGTCAAGCGGTTCGGAGTCGATTCGCTTGTTGAACCAGAGGCGAAATCCGTCAAGGAAGCGGGTGAAGCGAACCCACGGCTTATCCGGATCTGTAGCTGTGAGTTCCTTCTTGGGTGAGGGCGGAATGATTCCAGTGGCGAGGTAGGCCTGCCGGACACTGGCGGCGTCGTTCAAATCGGTCACATGTGTCCGATTTGCCAAAGCCATGTAGCGTCGAGCGGTGCGCTCATTGATCTCGGACAGATTGGTGGCCAGCCAATCCAACCAAGTGCCGTGTTGGAGCGCGGCTTTCTGTTGCAAGAGCAATTGACCACATTGGACCGCTTTGGCCACAGCTTCCGAAG